ACAAGCTATGATGTCAATGGACTTAGACGAACTTAAAACAGTATGGGATAACCCGAAGGCAACAATATTAGAAAAGACGATTGCAGCAGCTATGAGAAAGAGTTTAGAGAAGGGCAGCCTTTATAGTTTAGAAACTTTGCTTACTCGTGTATATGGTAAGCCAAAAGAAACAGTAGACACCACAAACAAAACAGAATTAACAGGTAAAATACAAGTTGAGGTAATTACAAGTGGCATACCTTTAGCAAATAGAGAAACAGATGTTTAAAACAACCGATGTATTTTTAAGTAACCGTAATGCAGATACTGACATTATAATTAATCAAGGCGGTACAAGTAGCGGTAAAACTTATTCAATACTTCAAAACTTATTCCTACACGCAATAGAAAACGACAGATGTATAATCACTGTTGCAGGTCAGGATATACCCAATTTAAAAGTAGGTCCGATAAGAGATGCGCATAACATAGTAGAGCAGACGGAGGGGTTATCTAATTATATTTTAGAATATAACAAATCGGATAGGGTATTTACTTTTATTAATGGTTCAATAATAGAATTTAAAAGTTATGACGATGCCCAAGATGCTAAACAAGGTAAAAGAGATTATTTGTTTTTAAACGAGGCAAATGGCGTAGATAAGATAATATGGGATGAATTATATATTCGAACAAAGAAGCGGAGTTATATTGACTATAACCCGAACAATGAATTTTGGGTACATACTGAGCTTATAGGTAAGCCGAACGTTACGCTAATAATTAGCGACCATAGACATAATACATTTTTAGACCAAAAGATACACGATAAGATTGAGGCAATAGATGACCCTGAATTATACAAAGTTTATGCTCGTGGTTTAACAGGTAAACTTGAAGGAGTTATTTTTAGAGATTATAACGTAGTTAGTGCAGTAGATACAGACGCAAAGCTTATAGGTTACGGATTAGACTTTGGATTTAGTAATGACCCTACGGCATTAGTTGCTCTTTATTCACATTCAGGCGAACTTATCATAGACGAGTTAATATATGACAAAGGTTTATTAAATGTCCGTATTAGCGATTTAATGCGTGAATTAGGCGTTAATGGAAGAATTGTGGCAGATAGTGCCGAACCCAAGTCAATCGCTGAATTAAGCGCTTATGGGTGGCAAATAGAAGGCGCTAAGAAAGGGCCCGACAGTATAAGGCAATCAATTAATACTTTAAAGCGTTATAAATTAAACGTAACGCAAAGGTCAAATAACTTAAAAAAAGAACTAAACGGGTACAAATGGAAGCAAAATAAAGACGGTAAGCTTGATAATGAGCCCGTGGACTTCCTTAATCACGCAATAGATGCCCTTAGATACGCTTCACTAAACATATTGGACAACCCAACGTCTGGCAGATACGCCTTTTTATAACTCATTGGTTTACAATAAAATATAAAAAAAACGTAATATTTGCAACAAAATTGCAAAAATAATTCATTATTTATTTTGTGGATTGTGTAAAATTTGTATATTTACATATCAATTAATCACAAAAACAAAACACAATGACAAATCTAATTGAAAAGTACGAAAATTTAGGTTACACATTAACCTTAAAAAATGAGCCTATGATTATAGGCACTTGCGTAAGAAAAGTTAGCAGAGCTAAAATACCTAACCCATTATTTAACTACAGATTTAGAAGCATTGACAGAATGATTGAGTTCTGTACTGAATGGATTAATAAAGTAGAAATTAACGTAAATGCTGAAAACGAAAGGAAAGCTAAGAAAAAAGAGGCTCAAAAAAATATGCAGCATAATTACAAAATAGGCGATATAATTTACAATAGTTGGGGATATGACCAAACTAACATAGATTTTTATCAGATAGTACAAGTTAAAGCTAAGTCTATTATGATTAATAGAATAGGAAAATGCTATGTAGAAGGAACTGAGGGTTTTATGTCATCAAACGTTAAACCAATTAAAAATGATTTTATTGGAACGGCAATTTTGAAAAAAGTAAATATTTTAGTAAATTACAACGGCAATATACAATATTACATTAAAGCAGACCACGGATGTTTTGTTGAGTATCACAATGATAATTCTGGTGTATATTCAAGTTGGTACGCTTAAAATAATATAGGGGTGCGACTATTCAACGCACAATTTAACTCACTAAATCAAACACAATGAAAAAAGAAACCGCACAATTATTAGCCGTATTTTTAGCAGCTTGTTACCTTATTGGACAACTTCAAGACATCTACTCAAAATGATTTATGCTATTTGCCTTCTGCTAATTGCAACAGGTTTTGTAATGGCAGCATTAACTGACTACACAATTAAAAATTATGACACAAAGCACAAAAGAATATATAGACAAATACTACGCAAGTGAGCCGATTAGCATAATGATGACTAACATTGATGCTACTTACTTAGAGATACTTACTTACTGCAACGAGAAGGGTTACGAGCCTTCTAAGCGTAGAATGAGAAGTCCAGAACAAAAATCAAAAGTTGGCTTTTTTGACATTGATAATTACAAACCCGAAACAATATAAAATGGAACTACAACAAATCTTCGAAACAACAAAAGAACAAAGGGTGGAGTTTACCCACCAATTAATTGAACGCTTAAATGCAGGGGAACTTGACCCGTTAAAAACACATCTCCAGGTTAAAGCCTTAGAGGATATGCTCGAAACACTAAAGGCAAACAAGGACTACAAAGATGCCGTATTACAAGCAGCCGTACTTAATGGCAAGGACTTTGAGTATATGAGCGCAAAGTTTAACATTAGAGAAGTAGGGGTTAAGTATGATTACACTAAATGTGAAAGTCCTGCTTATGAGGAAATAATGACCGAGTACAATAGTGCAGCTAAAGCCAAAAAGGATATGGAAGAGTTCCTTAAGAAAGTTCCGCATCAAGGACTTGATATTATTAACGGAGTTACTGGCGAGGTTACAAAAGTTTACCCACCTGCTAAGAGTAGCACAACAAGTGTAGCCGTATCATTAAAGTAATTAAAATATTGTACTTCTTTGCAATTTGCTTACCTTTGGCAGCGTTATGCTACATAGGTGGGCATCTTGCTTATGAGATAATGTTAAAACTAAGAAAATGAGTTGGAATAAAATATCGGTATGGCAGTACCAACAAATGCACCCTTTAATGACAAACCCACCAGAAAACTTAACGGAGTTTGAATTAGAGTGCAAGTTAGTAGGCATAGTAAATAGCCTTACTGATAACCAAGTGCTTAATCTACCTAAAGACAAGCTGAACAAATATAGGTCGGAGATAATATTCCTTAAAGATAACTACGAAGGTACGCCTGTAAATAGGGTAAGAGCCAATGGCAGAACGTATAGATTTATCCAAGATGCAAAGGACATTAACGCTTCACGATACATTGAAAGCAAATACTTTTGTAAGGAACTTATACCTAACCTGCACAAGATAGCGGCATCTATTACTATTCCACAACAAAGAAAATGGCTTAAATACATAGACCTACCTTACGACTCGGACAAGCACCAGGAGTACGCTAACGACTTTTTGTTTGCCAATTTTAAAGAGGTTTATTATTCGGTTGTTTTTTTTTATCAAGTATTCAACGATTGGACTCCAATTACCCAGGACTTTTTGGAGAAGAGCCTAATAAAGGAGAATATGGAACAGGACAAAGCACAAAAGGTGGCAGCAATTTTATGGAGTATTTTGGGTGGCAATACTGCACAAAAATAGTATCGGAGTACGAAGCCATACCTTTACAAGATGCTTACGAACTTAAAATAATACATTATTTAAATAGCTTATCGTATTTAAAAGCCAAGTCGGACTTTGATTCCGAAGCCATTAGGAAGATAAAATAAGACCAACATACCCCCAGACGATACCCTGCCAATTTTGGTGGGGTTAGTTATTTTTAGACCTTCCTTATATTTATTAGCGTGAGTATTAGTAAAAATCAAATTAAGGCTTTAAGAGATGGCTTTCTTGATAAGATAGAAGGTGGGGATTATAGCGTTGTCAATAAAGACGAACTGCCATTACTTGAAAAAGTGTTATATGAGTACGGGATAGCCTTTAATGATGCTATCCAAAAAAACCTTGAAAAGTCAGGCTCAATAGCTTCTGGTAAGTTAGCAGAACCTTCGTTCCCAGTTGTTAAAAAGTTTGGTACTAAATACGTTATGTACTTAGGTTACCCTACAGGAAGCGAACAAATAAAATATTACGACTATGTAAATAAAGGGGTTAAAGGCTACAAAAGTGGAAAGCCGAACAATACCCCGTATGCTTTTAAAAACCCATATCCTAATAAGAAAATGGCTAAAAGCATATTAACTTGGCTTAGTGAATCAAAGAGCAAGGTTAGTGCTGATAACGTAAATACAAATAGAAAAGGCGGTATAAGTGCAACAGAAACCAAAAGACAAAGTTTAAAAAAAGTATTAAGCGGAACTGATAAAAAGAAAAGCCTTGCTTATGCTATCTCTACGTCTATAAAGAGAAAAGGTATTGAACAAACTAAATACTTTGACAAAGCTATTGAGAGTGTATTTAATGATAAATTTACTGAGGAATTGGCATACGCTATGATTAGTGATATGGCAGTTAAAATATCTGGTAAGGTAACAAAAGAAATAAAAGGCAAATAATAAATGGCAATAACAATAACAAGTACTCCTGCACCCTATTCGTCTATGCACGATAATCTGTGGTTCGTTTCAAGTTCTACTAATAGCGGCACAACAAACTTTAAATTTGTGTATGATGTATACATAAACGGCAGCCAGGTTATTAGGTCTAAAGTATTCCCTTCGCCAAGTGCAGAAGGTAGCTATGGGGTGTTTAACGCTTCTCCAATGGTTAGAAGTTTTGTTACTAACTACTTTGAGCCTTCTGGAAACTCAATACTTGTAGCTTCAAATGACAAGATAAAAGTAGATTATCAAATAAGAGTAGGCGAAGAGGTTAGCGGTGTTACAACTACTAACTTAGCATCGGGCAACTTCTCAGCCTATAACTTTGTACCGCCATTGTTTGCAGACATATTCTTAACAAAGAACAAAACACCTTTAGTGTTATCGAACTATTACGATAATTTACTATTGGAAAACTTTACAGATGACTTCTTAACGGAACGTGATACTGATGACATTACGATTGAATATGGAGATAACTTTTACATTACGTTCCTACGCATAGCAACGGGCGGTTATTCTGCTTGGGTTGAGGTGTTGGCTCCTGGAGATGTGGTTACTAATACTGTAAGCGGAAACATTACTTTAAGCGGTCAATTCAATATGTTTAATCTACAAGCAGAACACATAAACGATTGGGCGTCTGGAAATATAATTACCGAAAACACTTACGGCTATAACTTCTATTTAAAAAGAGGTGCAGCACAAACAAGAGTTATTAAGATAAGACATAAGTGCTATCCTAAATACCAGCAATTTAATCTTGAGTTCTTAAATAGATTAGGCGGTTGGGACACAAAGAAGTTTGCCCTTGTAAATAGAAGGTCAAGCGAATATCAAAGAGCATCATATAGGCGAAGCGATTGGCAGCTTGTAGGTGGACAAATGACCAATATAGATGGATACAACAGGTATAAC